AGCCGTCGATATCCCCCCGGGGTATTTGTCCACAGTTGACCGGGAGGTGCCATGACTGACCCCGTGTTCAATTCTCCCGGCCTTGTAGCGGCTGCGGCCAGTGGAGATAGGGCCGCCACCTTGCGCGCCTTACGTGACCGCCTAGCGCTTGAGGTTGAAACGTCGAACAGCGCCCGCGACGTGGCGGCGTTGTCGCGCCAATTGACCGATGTCCTGTCCCTGATCGAGGCGTTGCCTAAGCCGGCGGAAGGGACACCGCTAGATGAGCTTACCCAACGTCGAGGGCGTGCAAGTTCCACGCGTACGGGTCGCGCCCACCGCAAGCCGCAATGACCTAGACCACGCCGCCTTTCTGTCCTCGGCGTACGGGCTGACGCCGGACCCGTGGCAAGAGAACGTCCTAGACGCATGGCTAGGAATCCGGCACGACGACCTATGGTCAGCGCAGCGTTGCGGCTTGGCGGTCCCCCGGCAGAACGGGAAAAACGCCGTACTGGAAATCCGCGAACTGTACGGAATGATTGCTCTCGGCGAACGATTCCTACACACGGCGCATGAGGTCAAGACAGCACGTAAGGCGTTCGGCCGGCTTGCGTCATTCTTTGAAAACCCGGCCGCGTACCCCGAGCTAGCCGCACTGGTCAAAGAGATTCGGCGGACCAACGGGCAGGAAGCAATCGTCCTGACCAACGGCGGATCGGTAGAGTTTGTTGCCCGTAGCAAGGGTTCTGGCCGTGGGTTCTCGGTTGACGTGCTCGTCATGGATGAGGCACAGGAACTTTCCGACGACGCGTACGAAGCGTTGCTACCCACAATCTCGGCGAGTCCGAACCCGCAACAGATTATGACGGGCACGCCACCGGGGCCGGCCGCCAACGGCGAGGTGTTCACCCGGCTACGGGAGTCCGGCCTTGCAGGCAAGGACAAACGGATGTCGTGGCTTGAATGGGGATGCCTCGGCGAGGGCGTCGACCTGGACGACCGCACCAATTGGGCGAGGGCGAATCCGGCGCTTGGAATCCGGCTGACGGTCGGGTTCACACAAGGCGAACGGGACAGTTTTTCTGATGAGGGTTTCGCCCGCGAACGCCTCGGCATGTGGGACGGCGCCGTATCGCAACGCGTCATTGACGCGCGTACATGGTTGACGTTGGCCGATCCGTTGTCCCGGCTTGTCTCTGATGTCGCGTTCGCGTTGGACATGAACCCGACCCGGTCGACAACGTCCATTGCCGCAAGCGGTCTGCGCGCCGATGGCCTGCCACACGTCGAGGTCGTGGACAACCGCAACGGCGCGCCCGATTGGGTCGTGTCGCGCGTGGTCGAACTGGTCAACCGGTGGCAGCCGCGCGCCGTCGTGGTCGATGAGTTCTCGCCGGCCGCCGCGTTGGTTGACGACCTGCGCCGGGCCGGCGTCACAGTGACGGTCACCCGGTCGCGCGACATGACCGCCGCGTGTGGCCGGTTCTATGACTCGGCCATGACGGGTCAGCTACGGCACATTGACCAACCAACGTTGAACCTCGCCCTAGCGGCGGCGCGTCGTCGCGCCGTCGGCACCGGCGGCGCGTGGGCATGGCACCGCCTCAATACCGAATCAGACATCACGCCGTTGGTCGCCGCATCCCTTGCACTGTGGGGAGTTTCGGCCGCCGGCATCACAACCAAGAAACGTCGAGGCTCTGGAAGGGTGGTTGTCCTCTGATGTCCCAGCCCTATCCGTTGCCGGCGCCGATGCCGTACCCGAACGCCCTGCCGTATGCCCGCATTGTCGGCTTGACCGATGACGAGTCGGCACAGTTCGCCGTCCTAGCTACGACGATCGCAGCGAAAGCCGGTGTCAACCTGACGCGGCGCAAGTTGTACGACGCCAAGTACAGGGTTAACGACCTGCAAATTTCGATCCCGCCGCAACTGCGCCGACTGGCAATGGTGGTCGGGTGGCCGGGCATGGTCGTTGACGTCCTAGAGGAACGCCTAGATTGGGACGGGTTCGCCGTTCCTGGCGCCTCGGATGACCTTGGCGTTGGCGAGATTGTGGCGGCAAACCAACTCGACCTAGACGCCAGTCTCGGCCACCTTGGCGCACTGATCTACGGCGTTGCGTTTGTTGCCGTCGGCACCGGTACCGAGGGCGAGCCCGAACAACTCATTACGGTTGAGTCGCCGATGTCGACCACGGTTGCCTACGACGCACGCCGCCGCCGAGGCACGGCCGGCCTGACGTTGGCTTGGGATCAGGCGTCGTTCTCAGTGACCGCCGCATCCCTGTACCTGTTGAACGAAACCATCCGCCTTGAGCGTTCGTCCGGTGGACTGTTCCGCGTGGTCGACCGTGACCAGCACAACCTAGACCGCCTCGCGTTGGTGCGATTCGCCAACCGGCCCGATGTCGGGTCGACGGACGGGCGTTCCGAAATGACACCGGCCGTTGTGGCACACGCGGAATCGGCGGTGCGAACGCTACTTGGGGCCGAGGTGTCGCGCGAGTTCTATTCCTCGCCACAGCGGTACCTATTGGGCGCCGATGAGTCCGCGTTTACGGACGCCGACGGCAACCGTAAAACCGGTTGGGAGACAGTCCTAGGCCGCGTGTGGGCAATCGACTCTGACGAGAACGGAACGGTACCGCAGGTCGGTCAGTTCACGGCGTCAAGTCCGGCGCCGTATCTGGAACTGTTGCGCGGCTATGCGCAGCTACTCGCCGCAGAGGCGGGCATGCCGTCGTCATACCTCGGGTTCGTCAGCGACAACCCGTCAAGCGCCGACGCCATCAGGGCCGGCGAGGCACGGCTAGTGAAGCGGGCCGAACGCCGGCAACGCGTGTTCGGCGCGTCGTGGTCGGAGGTCATGCGGCTTGCCCTGCTGATGCGCGACAAGGAACTACCGCCCGTCGCACCGGTCCCGTTGTGGCGGGACGCGTCGACCCCGACCCGGGCCGCTGCGGCTGATGAGGCAGTCAAGCTAGTTGCCGCCGGCATCCTCCCGGCTGACAGTGAAGTCACGCTAGAACGCCTCGGGTTTTCCGAGGTCGACCGCGACCGCATCCAAGCTGACCGCCGCAGGTCCGCCGGCCGTGGCGTACTGGCCGGACTGACCGCCGCAGTCGGCGCGCCCGATGAGGGCTTGGAACTGGACGGCGACAGTGCCGACCCTGTCGCAGATTGAGCCACACGCCCGACAACTGCGCGCCCTGACAACCCTTGCAACTAAGGCGTTAGAGGGCCGGTTCCGCCGGCTCGACCTTGACGACCTGGCCGGCATGCAACGCACTCTTACCGCGTACCTGCCGACCTTGGTTGACCAGTACGGCAGTGCGGCGGCTGCGGCTGCGGCTGACTGGTATGACGACCTACGCGAGGACTCGCCGGCACGTGGCCGGTTCCGTGCCGTGCCGGCCAAGCTGCCGGGCGAGACGCGCACCGCCGCCCTTGCCGGTTGGGCCACGTCGACAACCGACCGGGCGCTAGTGCTGGAACGTCTAGCCGGCGGTGTGCAACGCGTCGTTGCCAACGCTGACCGCGACACCATCACCGAATCGGCGCGGCGTGATCCTCACACGGTGCGCTATGCGCGGCACGCATCGGCCAACGCGTGTGCGTTCTGCGCGATGGTCGCCAGTCGCGGCGCCGTGTACCGGTCCGAGCAATCGGCCGGCGAGGGCCGCAAGTATCACGACAAGTGCCACTGCATCGCTGTCCCCGTGTGGGATGGCGGTAGCTACCAACCCGCGCCGTACGTCAAGGCGTGGGAGTCGGCGTACAAGGACGCCGGCACTAGCGACACCGCCGCAGTTCTCGCGGCGATGCGCGAATCACTCGACACCAACTGACTACCCGATGCCGCACGGCACAACGGGCCAACCCCGCACGGGAGATAACACACGATGAGCGCCACGACTCCACCGCCCGCGAACCCCACAACGCTTGCCACGTTGGCTGTTAGCCCTGCACAGGGCGCACCCGCCGACGCACCGCCGACCAAGGCCGAGACGGATTGGAAAGCCGAGGCGCGCAAATGGGAGGAACGCGCAAAGGAAAACCGGTCCGCTGCGGAACGACTCGCGGCCATTGAGGAATCGCAGAAAACGGAAGCGCAGAAAGCTGCCGACCGTATCGCCGCACTAGAGGCGGAAGCCAACGACGCAAAGGCGTTGGCGCTGCGGTTCAAGATCGCCGCCAAGTTCGCAGTGTCTGACGACGACGCTGATCTGTTCCTTACCGGGAAGGACGAAGCCACGTTGACGAAACAGGCGCAACGGCTCGCCGCCCGGACCGAGGAAGCGGGCAAGGCTCGCGCACCAAAGCCCGATCCCGCACAGGGAAAAACGGGCGCCACCGCTGGACACACGACCGCCGATCTATTCGCCTCGGCGGTTGAGGAACAGCTTAAGTAATACGAAAGGGCCGGCCCCTGATGGCTGGAATTGATATCAACAGAACCACCGCCGGGATTAACCTCCCGCCGGAGGTGTCCAACGAAATCTGGTCAGAGACTCTGACCAACTCGGCGGTAATGCAGCTTGCGCGTCAGGTGACCTTACCTGGACCGGGCATTACCGTTCCGATTATCACCGGTGACCCGGTCGCGGATTGGGTCGATGAGACGGACGAAAAGCCGGTAAGCCGTTCGACGTTCGGTCAGAAAAACATGACCCCGTACAAGCTCGCGGTTATTGAGCCTTTCTCGAATGAGTTCCGCCGCGACCTGCCCGGGCTGTACGCCGAGCTCGCGCGCCGGCTGCCGTTCGCACTTGGTCGCAAATTCGATGACACGGTTTTTAATGGCACGGCGCCGGGGTCGAACTTTGATGTCCTGTCCGCGTCCCCGTCAATGGCGCTCGATGGGACGAACACATGGGGCGACCTGATCGCCATTCAGGGCGCGATTGCTGCGGCCGGTGGCAATAACAGCGGGTGGGCGTTCTCGCCGCAGGCCGAGGGAATTGCACTCGGCGCGGTCGACAGCACCGGCCGGCCGATGTTCGCAACCGACCTGCAGAACACCGGTTCGATTGGTTCGCTGTTGGGCCGGCCCGTGTTCGTGTCGCGTGCGGTTTACCGCGCGGACGCCGACGGCGGCGGCGTTGGAACCGCTGCGCAAATCGGGTTTGCGGGTGACTGGTCTAACGCAATGTACGGGACCGTTGCCGGCATTCAGATGCGCATGTCGGATCAGGCCACGTTGAACGACGGCGGAACGCAAATCAACCTTTGGCAGCGCAACATGTTTGCCCTGTTGGTCGAGGTTGAAATTGGGTTCATCGTCCGCGACGTGAACCAGTACGTCAAGATCACCAACGGCTAATGACGGTCGCGCTAAAGCACCCGTCAACCGGTTCCGTACTGAACGTCTCTGACAATTCGGTTGACGTGTACGTGGCCGCCGGGTGGATCAAGGTCGAACCGGCCAAGGACGACGACAAGCCGGCCAAGAAAACGGCCGCCAAGAAACACCACAAGTGACGGGAGGGCGGTCAACGTGCCAGTGTTCCTGGACGTAGAAGATTTGGAAGCATTCGTTTCCGGCATTGATCCGGAACGCGCGCAAGCCATGATTGACGACGCCACGGCATTGGCACTGTTGGCCGCCCCTTGTCTCGGCGACCCGGACTCGGTTCTCACACCGGGTCAGCTAGCCGCCATCAAGGCAGTTCTACGCGGCGCGATCCTGCGATGGCATGACAGCGGGTCGGGCGTCGTGTCGGCCCAGACCGCCGGCCCGTTCGGTCAGGTGGTCGACACCCGGCAACCCCGGCGCGGCATGTTCTGGCCGTCGGAAATCTCTGACCTACAACGGTTCTGCGCAGACGGCACGGCCGGCGGCGCGTTCCAAATCGACACCACACCCGAACATGCGCGGTGGTCTGGAACGTGGATCGGTCCGGACCTGTGGGTTCCCTACTGGCCGCCGGTGTCGTGATGTACCCGCTAGCACAAACGGTCGGGCACGTGCGCTACCACAGCGAAACCGAGGACGACCACGGCAACCCGGTTGCCCGGTACCACCCGGAACGAACGCGCATGGTCTACGGCTACGGGCCGCGCACCGTGTCGACCGAACCCGGCGGAACGCAAGTCATCGAGGGCTTGGACATGTTCGCGCCACTGTTCGCCGTCGACCACCGGGACCGGTTCGTTGTCGACGGTCGAACGCACGTGGTCGAGGGCGACGTATCCGACTGGACACACGGACCCTTTGGGTTCAAGCCCGGCCAAGTGATCCACCTCAAGCGCGTGGAAGGTGGCACCTGATGGCCGGCAAAACTAACGTGCGCCTGTATCGCCGCGCCCACAATGAAATCCGTAACTCTGCCAAGACAATGGCCGAGTTGGAACGCCGCGCCAACCTGATCCTTACTGCCGTGAACGTGGCCAGTCCTGGCCGTGGATACGCCGTTGCCAGCGCCAAGCATCGGCACTCACGCGGACGCGCCGCCGTCCTTGCCGTGACCATGTACGCCCGGCGTAGCAACGCGAAACACAACACGTTGCTAAAGGCATTGAGCGCCGGCCGTGGCTAGCCCGGTGTTGTTCCCTGATGCGGAAGCCGTCGTTATCGCATGGACGGCCGGCAAGCTCGGGGCCGGCGTCAAAATGCGTACCAAGGTGCCGATGCCCCGGCCCGCCTTGGGATTCGTCAAGGTCACCCGCACCGGCGGTTACTCGGCCAACGTCGTTACGGACAACGCGCAACTGACGTTTGAGTGTTGGCACCCGTCCGAGTCGGCCGCCGCCGCCCTGTGCCAGTTGACGCGCGCATGGGTCGAGGCAATGGACGGCGAACTAGTCGGCACCGTGTGGGTTCGCGGCGTGTACGAAATCGGCGGGCCGGCCAACTTCCCTGACCCCGAGTCGGACGTACCTCGGTACCAATTCACCAAGGGCGCCCTACTGCGCGGAACGTCGATCATCCCGTGAAAGGTGGTGGCCGATGGCAACAGTTAGACACCCGACCCTTGGCCTAGTTCGCACTGTCGATGACCCGGCGGCGTGGATTCAACAGGGATGGTTGCCGGTTGATCCGGCGCCCGACCCGACTCGGGATGCGTTGGTTACGTTCGCGCGTGACGTTAAAACGGTCACGTTGCGTTCCCGGTTCCGTAGCTATTTCCGGTTAACGGACTAGCACCAAAACCTTTAAGCGGTCTGCGCGACCCAAAGGGAAGGGCCATCGTGCCAAATACAGTATCTGCGGTTCTCGCAGGCAAGCCGCTTAGTACCGGTGGCGTCCTGATCGCACCGCTTGGAACGGCGTTGCCCGTTGACGCCACCGGCGTTCCCGATCCCGCGTTCGTTGCCGCCGGCTACATCGGCGAGGACGGCGTTACCGAGTCCGCCGAAAGGTCGACCGAGAAAATTCGCGCATGGGGCCTTGACGTGGTCAAGGTCGTTAGCACGGAATTCAGCGTGACGTATGAATTCGTGTTCCTTGAGACGCTGAACACGACCGTCCTGCAGACCGTCTATGGCGACGACAATGTTTTGCAGACGGACGCATCGCCGACGGCGGGCGCGCTCCGAGTTGTCGCCATCAATGGTGACGACCTGCCGCACAAGTCGTTCGTGATCGAGGTCAAGGACGGACCCGCCCGGGTACGCATCGTCATTCCTGACGGGCAGGTTACCGAGGTCGGCGAGGTCACGTATACCGACGCCGAGGTCATCGGGTATGAGGTCACCGTAGAGGCATTCCAAGACGCCGACGGAAACAACGCGTACAAGTACATCAGTGACGGCGTGCCGGTGCCGGCACCGTTGCCGTAACCCTGACGCCCGGCCCCGTGGTATTCCGCGCAGACCGCCACGGGGCCGGGTCACGAACACCAAAGGTCAGCGCAGCACGAAAGGTCAGCGCACAACATGGTTGCCGCACGAACCCCGCAGGACCGCAAGGCCAAGGCCGGCGAGGGCCGGTTTACCTTTACACACAAGGGCAAGTCCTACACGTTGCCCAAGCCCGTCAGCACGGTTGCTAACCCCGGGTTCTTGCGGGCGAACCGGCGTCGCGACGAACTTGACTTGTCGTTCACGATCATTGAAATCCTGGCCGATGAGGACCCGGACATTCTGGCGGTTATCGACGCCATGCCGTTGGCAGACTTTAACCGGATGTCCCGCCGGTTAAGTAAAGCCATCAGTGACGGGCTGGAAGCCGCGCCCGAATTGGGGGAATCCGAAGCCTCTTAACGCTCATTGATGAGCATTCGGAGGCTATCCAATACGACCTGATAGAACGCGGTTTGCGGTTGCGCCAACTCGGCACGGACGCCCTTACCTGGCGCGACCTGTGGGTCATTGTGAAACACCTGCCCCGGTCGTCAGCATTGGTCCGCGTCATCGAGGGTGACGACCACCCGTGGGGACTGGCAGAACAGTTGCTAGCGGCAACAGTCGACGCATTGCACGCGGCGAACTGGCAACGCGGCGAGGGCAAGCGACACGAGAAACCTAAGCCGATTCCGCGCCCGGGCGTTGAACGTCCCAAGCGGTACGGATCAACCGCCGTGCCGTTGGACGAAATGACCGATTGGCTTGGCTGGCAGGACGACACACGTAGTCCCAACTAAACAGGAAAGGTCAGGTGCGCTATGCCTACTGAACTTGGCGTTGCATATCTGACCATCCTTCCTGAAACCGGGAAGCTCAAGCGCCAGATTCAGCAGGCGTTGGACGATGCCGGCGGAAGCGCCGACAAGTCCGGTCGGGACGCCGGCAGGAAATACGGTGGCGGCGTAGCCGGCGGGATCAAGGGCGCCGTTGCCAAGGCCGGCGGTGTGTTCTCGGCGCTGGCTATCGGCAAGGTCGGCGTTGATGCCGTCAACTTGGAAGCCACGTTCTCGCGGACCATGGCGACCATGGGCGTTACCGCCAAGGTGCCGGCCGACCAACTCAAGGGACTATCCGACCTCGCCATCAAGATGGGCGCGGATACGGTCTTCTCAGCGTCCGAGGCTGCCGATGCAATGTTGGAACTTGCTAAGGGCGGATTGTCAACGGCGACTATCAAGGCCGGCGGATTGGAAGGGACCCTAGGGCTCGCCGCCGCTAGTGGCCTTGACCTTGAGCAAGCCGCCACGATTGCGTCTAACGCCCTGAACACGTTCGGCCTTAAGGGTTCCGATGTGGCACTGGTGGCCGACAACTTGCAGGGCGCCGCCGACGCGTCTAGCGCCTCGGTCGGTTCGTTGGCAGAGGCACTAGGGCAGGTCGGCCCGGGCGCCACCAACGCCGGCCTTGATCTTGCCGAAACCGTTGCCACGTTGTCAGCGTTCGACGCCGCCGGCATCAAGGGTTCCGATGCCGGCACGTCGCTCAAGACCATGCTTGCCCGTCTGGTCCCGCAGACGGACCGAGCTAAAGGCGCGATGGAAGACCTCGGGCTGAAATTCACTGACGCCAATGGGGCATTTCTGCCCATCACGAACGTTGCCGAGCAATTGCAACGGAAGCTCGGGCCACTGTCCGAGGCGCAGCGGACAACCGCACTGACCACGATCTTTGGCAGTGACGCCACCCGGGCCGCAACCGTGCTCATGAAACAGGGTGGCAAGGGACTGCAAGGGTTCATCACCAAGACACGCGAGTCCGGCGGCGCCGCCAAGGTGGCCGCCGCGCGCATGTCCGGTACCGCCGGTTCCATTGAGCAATTCAAGGGCAGTGTAGAAACTGCCAAGCTGCAACTTGGATTGTTCCTCGGCCCGTACATTCAAAAGGGTTTCGCCAAGTTGACCGACGGCGTGAACGCTATCGTCCCGGCAGTCAAGGGACTGGTGCAATTCTTCAAGGAAAATGAAACCACCATCAAGGCGGTTGCGTTTGCCCTCGGCGGCCTAGTCCTGGTCACCAAGGCGCACGGCTATGCAATGGCCGCAGCCGACGCCGGCGGCTACGTCAAGGGCTTTGTGAAATGGGCAAAGAATCTACGGGTCGTTAACGCCGTCACAAAGACCGCCGCCGCCGTGCAGTGGATTTACAACAAGGCGATTAAAGCCAACACGCTGACCATCGTAATTCTTGTCATCATCGCTTTGGTGGCTTTAATTATCTTGCTCTGGAAGAAGAATGAAACCTTCCGCAAGATTGTCACTAAGGCGTGGGAGGGAATCAAAAAGGTTGCCGTTGCAGTGTTCGAC